ATCATCCTCACGCCGGATAAACTCACGCTTTGGATAATTGCCAGGTTCAAAATCCCGTGTCCTCATACCATACTTGAACTGAAATACTGCTCTTGGCATATCATTCACTTCCTTTCGTCAGTTTCTCATACTCGGAGCCGATGAACTGCTCCTTCTTGCCAGTGTCAAGGTTATAGACCATGCACTCCGGGCATGTGTGGCAATCAGCAGAGCAACTGCCGATCCACTGCGACTTACCGCAGTAAATGCCGATGTGCTTTCCGTTCACGTTGTAGTATGCCATTTTTTAAACCCTCCTTGTCAAAAGTGTGTCCCCTGTAATCTCATTGATCCAGGTCCCATAATTGTTAAGTGCTTCAAGTGCCGCGGCAGCAGCGTCCCAGGTCTTGAACTCCGCCCGAATAATCTCACGTCCGATTGAGTTGCGAACAACAAGCCGTGTGGTGTTGCTAAAAATGTACTGACACAGATCAGCACTGGCGCCGGTTGTACTCTTGTAGAAAGCTCTCATTTTTAAACCCTCCTCAACTTGATTTTTCACTTAATTGCTTGCTTCATTTCCTGACTCTATTATCACTCATATATGAGTATATGTCAATAGGGTATTTTCAATTTGTTTGGATTTTTTTAAACCCCTGGTCAACTTGAGTTTTTGAATTTTGATCTTCCTGAAATTTTTAAAATCCTGGTCAACTTGAATTTTTTAAGTCCTGGTCAACTTCGCATTACTTTAAAAATTTTTAAGAGGTGGTCAACTTCGCATTACTTAATATAAATATTTATCTCCGGCAAATCCGTTTTTAATCCCTGGTCAATCCAACTTTTTCCAACTTTTTTCCAACTTTTTTCCAACTCCATTCCATCCCCATTGACATTGAGCTCCGGTCAGCTTCGGTTCCTCCGGTTGTTATTCCCAAAATAACGGTCAGTAACAGCCGGTAACAATCAGTAACCTTCCTCAGCCTCAGTTTTTGATAAAATGGAATGTTTTTGGCACCCTGGTCAACTCTGCCCGCCAACTCCATGCCAAGCTCGTGCCAACTTCCTGCCAACTTCCTGCCAACCTTTCATTTTAGCCCAGATCAACCTCAGTGTAATTGCCACCGTTTTGCCACAAAATTGCCAAGATTTTGCATTTTGATCCTGTTTTCTGCGGATTTTTCTCATTTGCCGGCCGGAAATATACAAAAATGGAAACCTGGTCAACTCCGCCGCCGCTAATAATAAGTGTGTGGCTCAGTCGGTAAAAAGAGTTTCGCTTCCTTCCTCAGCCTCCCTTTTTCGCGCGCATGGGGGAATTTCAGCGCTTTTCCGCTGCCGATTTTTGGCGGCTGATTTCCGTTCCGGTCCGATGCTTTTTCCAGCCGATTTTTTTTGGGGATCTTCGCGTTCGCGCGCGTATGGGGAATTTTGCCGATTTTCCGGATCTGACTTGCGGCAGCTTGTTTCCTGGCTGTCACTTGACATTTTCCGCGGCAATTTTTACCCGCATTTTCCCGTTCGGGCCATTTTGCGTCGGCATGGGCCATTTACACGGGATGCCCGCGGCCGCGGCCGCATGGATCGAGGCGACACGGGAACCGACGCCGGCCCCGCGGACCGTACAACCCGCAGCACGCCAGCACGCCAGCAAGGAACCGACACCCGCAGAACGCCAGGAACCGCGGACCGGAGACAACGCGCGCCGCATCGGGAGAACGTCACCCGCAGCCGATCGAGACGCCGAACAACCCCAGGAAGCGCCGCGGCATTGATCCTTGGCAAGTGTACCCAGGAAGGACCGCAGAAGCCGCAGCAAGCCCGCTTTTATTGTTTCCCCGTCTCACGTACCGCAGCAGCAGCAAGCGCCGCAGAAGGCCACACACGCGGCCGGCTAACTTCGGGAACGTCGCCCCGCGGCACGTCGCCAGAACTTACAGAGCTAAGTCCCCGCGGCACGTCGCCAGGATCACCCGCGGCACCTGCTAACTGGTACAACTGGCGCCAACTCCGGAGAAGCCACGCAGCCGACACGGACCGCAGCACACCAGGAACCGCATAAGGCCCGCAGAAGGACCGCAGCCGCTTTTATATCGTTTACATGGTAACTAATACCACCGCATTGATTAAAGCGCCTAAAAGCCATTTACGCGGCCGCAGCAGCTTTTAAAAGCTCATACTGTAGGAGTTGACGCCGCCCGCCTGCATCGATCATTGACACGGAGCGCCACGAGACGCCGCAGCAGCTTTTTATAATACGCCCGCACAAATAGACACGGGACCGGAGAAAACGCCGGAGAAGGCCACAAACGCAGCCACACGGCCACGAATAGCGCGCCGATCATCAGACAAGGACCGCACGCGGCCGAGGATCCCCCGCGACACACCGCGAAACAAGGCCAGGAAGCGCCGCAGCACTTGAAGCCATACAGAAACACACGGACCGATTGAAAGCCCCTTGTCACCCCGTACACGCGGCCACAAGGACACAAAGCGCGCCAATGCTAGCAATATGCCAGCACGCTATAAAAGCCCGTAGAAGCCTATATAAAAGGCCGTACAACCCGCACAAGTATCTGCAGCAAGACAACCTGGAGCAGACCGAGAAAAGGCCATAAACGCCCCCAGGAAGCGCCGCGGACCGTCGCCGGCATCGAAGCATAGCAAACAAGGCCGAACAACGCCGAGACGCCGAGCAGCTTTTATAAATCACTGTATTCAGTTTGAAAGGAGCAGCAGCACAACCGGAGAAGCCCCAGAAAGCCGAGAAGCGCCGCGAGGAATTGAACCCCGCACAAGCTCACATATTAGAGTTGTTACCACCAGGAGACGCCGAAAGCACGACAAAAGGACCGGAGACGCAACGCGCGCCCGATCCTGTATTGATCATCATTCTAATATCTTTTCAACTATTCCGAAGCGGCCGAGCACGTAAAACAGCAAAGCCAAAGCAGCACGAACACGGCTAACACCATAAGTATATATAGTTATTGTTTCGCGGCAGCCATACGGAAGGCCCATTCTTTCAAGCACAAACCGATCATTGGAAAACTCTTTTATCTTATATCTTTTCATTCCGTCACCCCTTTATTTTTAAAGAAGGGACCGAACCCAGGAAGGCCGGCCCCGCATAGATTGTATTCTGTTTTAAATTGCTACGGCATCCAACCAGGGGAGCGCTTCAGCAGACCACCGGCCGAGAGTCGAAGTATAACAAGGCAGCGCGCGCCACCCGTCACGAACATCATAAACAGTTAAACGCAGCGCATGAAGGGAACAAAAGATATATATTCTCTTACCCGTCTTTTCATTGAACACGGAGCGCCGCAGCAATTCAAAATCAAAGTATACTTTATAATAACCCATCTCGAAGTCACCATAACCCAAATCAGAAAGGCTATTGTTAAGCGCCACAAAACTATTTATTTTGCCGGCCAGCAGCGAACGAAGCAAATCTGCAGCAATAGGAGCGCCGGCCAGATCCATATTATTTAAAGAGTCAGTATCTATTACTAGACTGTTTGCGCCGGCCTTGACGCCGAAAAACTGTTTTTTCATATCCGAGAATCTTTTATATTCTGTTTTCATAATGTCCCACCTTTTTTATTCCGGAGAAGCCACACAAGGCTAATTTACATAAAATAGAACTTGGTAACATCATCGAAGCGCCGCGAATAATCGCAAGGCAGCTTTTTATAATACCAGTGAGCCGCAGAACATACGATAATAAACCGCGCCGTAAGTCCATCATGCAGCTTTAAAAGCCTTTTAAAGTCCGTATATGTATATTTTCTTTTATATGGGAGAATCCACCCGTTTTTTACAACGTCACTATATACCATTGATTTTTTACCCCCTTTTATAGAAACCATTGGACCGGAGAAAAGCACCCGCGGCCGCGTCAGTGTTAAAGAATAATGTTCTATATCCGAACATAACTATTGTTTTTGTTTGGGACCGCAGCACTTTAGCAACGGCCCCCGAAGAAGTTTTATAATATGTCATGCCGCGCCCCCTTCAGCATCAAACAGCGCAGCGCCCGCGAATGTATCCCACATATTATTGACAGTTTCCAGCGCGTCCAGATCGTTATAAGGTGCGAAGTACACGAGAAAAGCGCTAGACCACTCATTTAATGCAGTTTCAAACATTGCAGCGACGCCCCGCTTACAATCCACTAATACGGAGTCAATCAAGCAACCCTCCACCAGATCCAGAACACCCGCGTTATTTTGATGAATCCATTTATCGTATTCACGAGAACCTAATTTAAACACCGTCATTTTTAACACCTCCACTTAATTCTGTTTGCGTGTCGTCGCGTCCAGAATCGGATCATCGGACCACAACCCCGAACGGAGCAGAAAAGGCGCGCCCGGAGTCGAACCAGGCAACCAGGAGAAGCCCCGGAAGAAGTGCCACACATCGCGCCCCGCCTTTATTAAGTTTTAAAATATCCGGTCACACTCTTTATAACCGAGCGCCTGCAGCTTCAGAAGCAACTCTTTATAGTCACGGGATTTTATTTCTATCCCGTCAACGATCATCCGAGGAGCTAACCGCGTGTATATTTCCGCGCCCGTGTCAAATGCTAAATATTTTCTATGGCCGTATGTATTGCGGCCCGTCTTAAACTCCAGAATCATTTTTACCCCCTTATGCACACATGAAACCGAGCAACTCGGCATCATTGAGAATCACAACAGGCATTGCAAGCCATTCTTTTTTTGATACCGTCGGCAGCTTATAAGCCGCAAAAAAAGCGTTTACATGTTTCAGTGTCGTTATACTATAACCATTCCAAAGTCGGACCGGAGCGCCATTGATAACCGCGGCAACTACCGTATCATAGGACCGGAGAAAAACGCCCGAATCCGTAACAGTAACAACGGCCTTGTTATAGAAGGATTTTTGCCCGCTTGCAGGCATCAAGGCAAATCTGTTAATTGTCATCATCATCACCCCCTAAGAGCTTATAAACTGCAGTATTCATTGCAGGTATAACAGTTTCGTTTATCCGCTTGTATTCCGTCTCATTTCGGATCACATCGGCCGCGGGATTGGTTGTATAATGAGCGCCGCCCCTATAAATCATATCTGAATAGTTGCGGGCCAGGTAAAGCGAGCGCATGAGCTCAAGAAGCTGCCAAATCTCTTTATCTGTTAAAGGCGTCACGGGGAAGTAATTTTTAAAAACATCGAACGCGCAACCCTTAGCACCGTCAAAAAACAGATAATCAAAGTGAGTATGTGTTTCAATATCACGCGCCAAATCGGGCCGTCTATTATTTGTAAATGTTTCGATATATCCCAGCCCCCAATACCAGCCGCAGTCAAAAGAAGCAGATTCTAAAAAGTGATTTTTCCCATTAGCATCAGCGCCCAGGAAATAATACTTTTTACCGTGTCGTTCAAACGTCCATTTCTTAACTTTTTTCATTGTCAGATCCTCCATTATTATTTGTGCCGCCCCAGGGCCCGAAGGCCCCGAAGCTGTTTTTACCTAGTCCCTACTGAAAAGAATTTCCCCCGTGTCCGCGTCCGTGATATATTCCACCGCGGGATCTTCTGAAAGTATCTGCAGCATGGACCGCGTGAAAATATCAGTATCCGCATGATGTTTGAATTTCACATTGATCATCGGACCGGAAACAGGACCGAAGCAGGCCGTAAGCCAAACATTTCTATAATTCACAGTTTGCCCTCCTTTACAGCTTCAGCGTCGAACATATCCCACAGCGCATTATAAATTTCATAAGAAGCACTGCAGAAAATGTTACAAGCGTCGTTCTTGGCGTCGTCGGTATAGCCGCGTTTCATTGCGTAATCACGAGCCACAGCAAAACGTTCTTTTAATTGATCCATAGCCACCTCCAGAAATACTCATAAACGAGTTTTTATTACTATAGTTATTGTAGTATTTTAAACCGTATTTGTAAATAGTATTTTAAACTGCTTTTAAACTGTTGAAACGCGACACGATAACAGTATTTTAATTGTGTTTAATAAACCAATGTTTTAATGAAGTTTAAAATACAAGTATTTGTACCTATATATAAAGCGCCGCGGCCACGCTTGCAAATGCAGATTAAAAACTGTATTATTAAATGAGATTAAAAAACAGTTATTTTAGAACATTTTAAAAAGGGAGTTTATAAAAGACTATGAGAAGGAAAACAGACGCCGAGAAGCTAGACGCCCTAAACAGGCAATACAAACAGAAAAACAAATATATCGCGGCAAATTATGATAGAATTGGCATTGTAACGCCGAAGGGAACAAAAGACCGCATAAAAGCATTGACCGGCCAAACGATCAATAATTATATCAATGAGCTAATAGCCGAGGATCTGAAACGCCGCGAAGCTGCCGAAGATCCCGAACACAATCTGCAGGAAAGCCGGCCGGAAGGACCCGAAGCAAAGCCGCAGGAAGCGCCACAAGGCACGACACCTGGAGCCCGTACAAACAGACACGAAGCGACGAAAAGCCCCACAGAAGGCCGCACAGAAGCCCAAGAAGGCACGACAAGCCCCGCCGCCGCAGAAGGATCTTTACAGGAGGAACCGAAGCCCCGCCGCCGATCGAGAAAGGCATCTGGAGCCAATAGGAGCCCCCAGGAGACAACCGGAGGACCGGAGGAGGGAACCACCGCAGGATCTCCCGAAAATATCACCGCAGGATCTCCCGAGACAACCGAAGGACCCGCGAAGGATATTCCCAGGATCGAACCTGTAGAAGCTGCCGACACCGCCACGAAGGGAAGCAGCCCCGCCGCCGATCTGACACCAGGAGAGGACCGCCTGCAGCAGCTTTTTAACCCGTTCGGAGATATTGACATCCCACCGGAGGAGCTACCATTTCATTGATAATAGAATCACTGTATTAATTACAATGTGATCACCCTATAATATTATAATTAATAGATAGATAATAATATCGATACAAGGCCCCGCATTTATACCAAGTGCGAGGCTTTTATTATACCCAAATAAGCGCTATTAAATGGAGGATTGAAAGAACATGGAAGTTGTAAACGCCCTTGTACAATCAGAACGTGGATTTATAACAGAATATGACCTGGAGAACACCATACAGAACTACACCAATAAACTAGAACATCCGGAGGATCTATATAATATAAAAAATATGTTATTCTATGGCCTATTACGTGAGATATATAACCAGAACATACAATATGTGTTACCAGAAGGACCAAAACATAACTATAACCTACTGGATGCCATATTCTATAAAATCTATATTCCGATCTGTTATCATTACGGGAGAGTGCCATCTATTCACAGTTTTATTATTCATTTATGCGGATTAGATTTAAACGTATTCTATGACATCAGGACTGGAGTATATCGAGCCAACGACACGAAGCCCAACCCCGCCACCGCTGCTCTCGTCGCAAAGTGGGAGACCGCATGCAACGGGGATTTGATCGAATACGTAGTGCATAGTAACTCAATCGGGGGAATGTTTAGACTTAAAACTAAAGGCTTTTCAGAGGAGCAGCGCATAAGCGTAAATGTGGCATCAGCAGCGCCCACGCTGGACACGGCGCAGCTTGGCACCCTAGCACAGAGCGAGTATTTGTTACCACCCGAAACTGAATAATTATTCAAAGCAGGCCGTATAATATACACCAAAACTATATATTGTGTAGTGCGGTACTAACACCACAACATATAGTTTCAATTACGCCGCTAAATAAATATTATACGACGTAACAAAAAGTCAATGTGACTAAAAATTTTAAAAGGCCCCCCTGGGCAACGTCAGAGGCATCTGCAGCCGATCGCACCGGCCGAGGGGCCCGCAGCATTGACGACACGACACGCGGCGACACGGAGCAGCCAGACGGGGCAGGGGTCCCCCTGGTCGCGCCCGAAGTGAAAATCACCATCCCGAATATTTCCGTGGACAAAAAGAGTTATCGTTGAGGAGTGCTGTTATTCCGTGTGATCCAGTGACTATTAGCATCGGTCTTACAGTGACGAGATAGTATTATTTATACTCCCCTGGTATTATCTGCTGATGGATACTGGATCATAAAGTATTCAGTCCCACTCAACGAATCCGCACTCATTTCCACCTTGGAGTCTTGACAAGTCGGCTTAACGCAATTATTTTAAGCGACAAGGAAATCAGCCTCATGGCTTGAAGGGGCTGAAGTTCCAGCGAATCATCCTCCATGTGATTTGCGATATTGGTCAAGCAAGTATGAGAGCCTGTTATACCCTTTTTCATGGTTCATATATTCTCCTTTCCTGAAGTGATTTAGGCGGTGAGCCGCAGACCGAAACTTGCGGTTTCCTGAGAGTTTTGTCCCACCTTCTTTCTTAGCTCTTGGGAGGGGGAACGGAGCGTAGCAAGTTACGAGCTTGTATGTCCCCAAAGGCTCCAAGTACCCCGATGGTTGTGTCTGTCAATGCGGGGCGGGCACACCGCAAGCGTTTTGTCAGGGTAGCAACGCTGGTGTCGGCATTATAGATGACAAACTGATGCAGCGAACGGCACACATGAACCTTGACAGTGGCAAGCCTGCCGTACTTTTCCGTATCTGGTCACTCCTGCTGATCGTGACCGTTTAAAGTGCGGCGGCGAACACTTAGATAGACAGCATTACACCGATTGCCATTTTTATTTTCTGTGAAATTCAGTGCAGGTCTTTTTTGATTTTTCATCCTGCCGTTAAAGCCGGACACCTCCTATCAGGCATCTGCCGTTTGATGCCTGGTATTTTTATATCTAAGGGCCCATAGCTCAGTCGGTAGAGCAACGTTATAACGAATCATAATTGTGATTCTAACAGCATTACACATTGGCTTGTAACCCGTGTGTCGGTGGTTCGAGTCCACCTGGGCCCATCTTCAATTTCCAAAATTTCCCGAAAACAAAAAAGGCTTATGGCAAAGAAAGAAACCCGTGAGTGGTACAAGAAAACAATGAAAGCGATAGCCACTAAGGAACAGTGGCCTATTTACGAGCGTCTTGATTACCTGTACCAGACGTTATTGAACTTTGAAATATCGTATGACACGAAGAAGATTGGCAAAGATCGAGATTGGTTTCTTAGCTGGGCCGAATATGTCCGCAAGAGTTGTATGTTGCAGGTCGCAAAGAACAATGACGTACAGAGGTTTGCGCTGCTGTACTGGAAACTGATGCTTTTGGAGTCGCAGCACCGTGTAGTTGACAGCTATTTCTTGTATTTGGAGCGCAAAAGGGACCAAAATGCGAAGTTTTATGAGCCGCGGCGTGAGATTCTGATGAAGCATGGCATCATACAGGCTATGCAGGACCTTGTAGACGACAAATTGGACCTGCTGGCGATCTCCCTACCTCCAGGGACCGGAAAAACTACGGCTGAGATATTCCTGTTAAGCGGCATTATCGGCTGGTTTCCTGAGATTCCTAATTTGGCATCCTCATTTTCTGGAACCATGACGAAATCGATCTATGATGGCGTCACGCAGATCCTCAGTGATCCGGTTGAATACGGCTGGCATGATGTTTTTCCGGACGAGATATTCAAAGCACGCGAGAGCACGAACAGCAAGGATCAAACGATCAACATTGGCCGGCCTAAGAGGTTTAAATCACTGACTTGTAGAGCTATCAATGCTTCACTGACCGGTAATACGAGGTGTGAAGGGCTGCTATGCTGCGACGACCTTGTTTCAGGCATTGAAGAAGCCATGAACAATGAGCGACTTGATAAGCTCTGGCAGACATACAACACAGATTTGCGTACAAGAAAGAAGCTCAAAGCTAAGGAACTCCACATCTGTACCCGATGGAGTGTACGCGATCCGGTCGGTAGGCTGATAGAACTCAATCGAAACAACGATAGAGCAAGGTTCATTGCGGTTCCGGCGCTTGATGAAAACGGTGATTCCAACTTCAACTATGCAGGTGGTCTTGGCTTTGATACGGCATACTTCCTGGACATTAAGCGCGGCATGGACGATGTTTCATTCCGTTGTTTGTTTATGAATGAGCCGGTTGAACGTGAGGGCTTGCTGTACCACAATGACGAGCTCAGAAGGTATCTTGATTTGCCGGTCACGCCTCCGGATGCGGTTTTGTCCATTGTCGATACGAAGAACAAGGGCAGCGACTACTTTGTGCAGCCGGTATTCTTGCAGTACGGTGAAGATTACTACCTTGTGGACACGATTTGCGACGACAATGCCAATTATGAGGCGCAGTACGCAAGGTCCACGAACATGATCCTGACACACCATGTAGAGGCATGTCAGTTTGAGTCGAACAATGGCGGCGACCGTGTAGCGCTGGAAGTCAGCAAGCGAGTGAAGGCTGCCAAAGGGTACTGCAATATCACGCAGCAGTTTACAACGCAGAACAAGGAGACAAAGATTCTTGTTTATGCACCGTGGGTTAAGGAGCACGTGATCTTCCGAGACGTATCCATGTATGCTCCGAACGATGATTACGGCAGGTTTATGGGGTTCCTTTTGAGCCACCCTGTAGCCGGCAAGCCGAAGCACGATGATGTTCCGGATGTGCTGTCTAGTTTTGCGAAGTGGAAGAACAGGCCGGAGACGCCGCCTGTTGTAGTAGGGAGACGACCGTTTTGAGAAAAAATGTGTTAGCGCAATACGTTGATTTAGTGCAGGAAGCCGAGGAAGTGAAGCGCAGGATTGAGGATGCGGAAAAGACAATGAGGCGGCTGCAAGAAGAAGGAGAAGTCACTGATACCGTCAAAGGCGGAGAA